AGGCAAGGCACTGAAGCTGCGGTTGAAGAACCCGCACAAGGTGCTGAATGTAATACCCAAGAGCGCCCTATTGGAAGAGGGGCCAGTAAGTACCGTGATGGTTCACTGGGGGTTGGAAGAAGCGCAGGTCTTGAAGAACATGAAGATCAAGAATGTGCCGTCCCCCATCATCGCCAAGTACAAGTGGCCGGGCATCTACCAGCCGTTCACACACCAAAAACAAACAGCGGCATTTCTCACCCTGCACCGCAGAGCTTTCTGCTTCAACGACCCCGGCACGGGTAAGACGCTATCCATCACATGGGCATGCGACTACTTGATGAACATCAAGCAGATCAAGCGGGTGCTGATTATTTGCCCCTTGTCAATCATGCAGGCGGCGTGGCAGAACGACATCTTCAAAGGTGCCATGCACCGCAAGGTGGGCGTAGCCTACGGCAGTAAAGAAAAACGCACGCAAATCATCAACTCAGACGCCGAGTTCGTCATCATCAACTTCGATGGTGTGGCTGTGGTGGAAGATGTGATCGCCAACGCTGGCTTTGACATGATCGTGATTGACGAGGCCAACGCCTACAAGACAGCGACCACAACCCGCTGGAAGACCCTGAACCGCATCTTGAAGCCCGACACATGGCTGTGGATGCTGACGGGCACGCCTGCCTCGCAGTCGCCCTTGGATGCCTACGGCTTGGCCAAGCTGGTCAGCCCCAGCTCTACGCCCCGTAGCTTCACGATGTACCGCGATCAGGTGATGCACAAGATCACCCAGTTCAAGTGGGTGCCAAAGGTTGACGCCCAGCTTACGGTCAGCCAGCTCTTGCAACCCGCGATACGCTTCACCAAAGAAGAATGTCTCGATCTACCAGACATGTTGTACGCAGAGCGTGATGTGCCCCTGACCCCACAGCAGGTCAAGTACTACGAGAAGTTGCGCAAGCTGATGGCAGTGCAAGCGGCAGGTGAAGAAATCACGGCAGTCAATGCGGCGACCAAGCTGAACAAACTCTTACAGATTTCTTGCGGCGCGGTGTACACCGACAACGAAGAGGTGGTGTCGTTCGACATTACCAACCGTCTGGCCGTGCTCAAAGAAGTGATTGACGAGTCAAGCCACAAGGTGCTGATCTTTGTACCTTTCCGGCACTCAATTGAGATACTGTATGACGAGTTACGCAAGGCAGGCTATACGGCTGACATGATTCACGGTGGTGTACCCGCAGGGCGGCGCACTGACATCTTCAAGAAGTTTCAAGAGCAGCCCGACCCGAGGGTGCTTATCATCCAGCCCCAAGCTGCATCACACGGTGTCACTCTGCACGCCGCCAACACTGTGGTGTGGTGGTCACCCATCACTTCCTATGAAACATACGCGCAAGCAAATGCTCGTGTGCACCGTGCTGGACAAGTGAACAAATGCCTTGTAGTTAAGTTACAGGGTAGTCCCGTAGAAGCAAAGTTGTACAGAGCTTTACATGGTAAAGAGGAAGCCCAATTTAATTTGATGGAACTTTACAAAGATGAAGTAGGAAGGACTTGACATTGGCAAGTTGTGGTGTATCATTAAAGAAAAAACCCTGAAAGGAAAGACGATGGATATAACAGCAGATAAGCTCGTGAAGGCTTACATCAAGATGCGCGACAAGCGTGCCGAGTTGTTAGCCCAATACAACGAAGCCGACAACAAGATAAAAGAGCAGATGGAGCTGGTTGAATCAAACCTACTTGAAATCTGCAAAACTACTGGTGCGTCAAGCATCAATACTGCGCATGGCATAGCCATCCGTTCAATGTCAACACGATACTGGACGGGTGATTGGGAATCTATGCACAAGTTCATCCGCGATAACGACGCCCTCGACCTAGTGGAGAGACGCATCTCGCAACTCGCGATGAAAAACTATCTACGTGAAAATCCCGATAATTTCCCGCCGGGACTTAACGTTGACAACCGTTACACTGTTACAGTCAGGAGAAAGTAAATTGGAAACTGCACTCACGTTGGCGCAGGTGGCAAAGCTTTTGCAAGTCGCCCCGTCAACCATCCATGCTTTGATTCGGGAGGAAGACCCTGCAAAGCGCATCCCGTATGTTCGCGTTGGTAAGAGCTATCGTTTCTTTGCCAGCGAACTTGCAAAACATTTCAATATGAACATCGACATCATGAAGGAGAAGAACGATGAGTAAAGCAGAGAAGGCGGCTGACCCTGTAGCCGCACCGGTCGTAGATAAACAACTGCGACTTCAATCAGTAACCCTTGCGTTGGATTTCCACAAGAACAACGGCGGCATGATGAATGCCAACCAACTGCTCGACAACGCTAAACAAATTTTCAACTACATCGAAGGAAACACACATGTCTGAACTCACACTCTTTTCCCAAGGCGGCAACACACTGCCAGCACACCTGCGTAACCTCGAGCTGGACGCAACAACCAAAGCCCTGATGGGTGGCGGCAATAACGGCAAACGCATCTCGATCAAAGGCGGCGTGTTTCGCATGATCGTTGGTGGCAAGGAAGTCGCACAGAATGACGACCGCGCCATGAATGTGGTGATCGTTCGCTCGGCTGAGAAAGTGTCACGCTCGTACTACGCTGGCTCGTATGTCGAAGGCCAGAACGCTTCGCCTGATTGCCAATCAAACGATGGTGTAGCGCCTGACGCCTCATCGAAGAACAAGCAGTCAACCAACTGCCAGAACTGCCCACAAAACATCAAGGGCTCTGGCCAAGGTGATTCACGCGCTTGCCGCTTCAGCCAGCGTATCGCTGTCGCTTTGGAAAACAACCTCGATGGTGATGTGTATCAACTGTCGTTGCCCGGCCAATCTATCTTTGGTAGCGACAACAGCAAGATGCCTTTGCAACAGTACGCCAAGTTCTTGGGTGGCCACGGTATCCCCGTGACAGCAGTTGTGACCGAGATGCGTTTCGACACAGCCAGCGCCACACCTAAGCTGACATTCAAAGCCGTGCGCCCCTTGAGCCCCGAAGAGATGGCTACTGCCAAACAGCAGAGCGAGTCTGTCGATGCACTCAACGCTGTGAGCATGACTGTCAACCAGATGGACGACACCGACAAGGCACCTGCATTGCCTGCAACATTCGCTAAGGCCGCACCTGCCGCAGAAGAACCTGCCGCACCTGTGAAGGAACCTACCAAGGTTGCCAGCAAGAAGGTTGAGAGCAAGAACGTAGCCGCCGTCCTCGACGAGTGGGCTGACGACGCAGAGTAAGTATGTGGGGCGGCACTGCCGCCCCCTTCAACGAAAGAAACACATGATCGGATATTCACTATCAATTGTTCAGAAGAACAAAGACGCCGATGGCAAGCGCATCGGGGTGAAGCTCGGTCGCGTTTGCATCAAGAAAAACATCCCTGTGCGCAAGGTCGCAGAGATCGCTGGTGTGAGTACCGTTGCCGTTTACGGCTGGTTCACCGGTGAGTTCGACCCCAAGCCAGAGACGTTGAAAAAATTGATGAAGTACATCGAACGCGCCTGACCCTTTAACCCTTTTGCGAATGACCTGCCATGACAAAAAACGAATTCCTAACAGCAGTGCTTGCCGACTCTGGTTTGTACTGCGCTGTTGGGATAAGAAACGGCAAGATTCGCACACGGTTTTCCAATGACATCCCCACGCTCGAAGCAGAGATTGATGCTCTACACCTTGCAGGTGCTGACGCATATTTTGCGATGGCCTCGTACGAAGCAGGCGACCCACCACGCCGCCTCGCGTCAAGCGTCACGCTCATCAAATCATTCTGGCTCGATCTAGATTGTGGCCCTAACAAGCCATACCCCACCCGCGAAGACGCAATCGCAGCACTCGGCCAATTCTGTGCCGACTTGAACCTACCCCAACCTATCTGCATCAACTCAGGCAGAGGGGTACACACATACTGGGTGCTGCCCGAAGCAATTTCAAAGGATGTCTGGTTACCCGTGGCGAAACGCCTCAAAGAAGTTTGTGTGGAACGCGGCCTCGAAGCCGACCCAGCCTGCACAACAGACGCCGCACGCATCTTGCGTGTGCCGGAGACAACCAACTTCAAAGACCCCCAGAACCCTTTGCCTGTCGAGTACATTGGCGGTACGGGTTTGATTGACCTGATCGAGTTTGCCAAAGCCCTTGGTGCCCCTTAAATCCAGCCAGCGAACGAGCTGCCCTTTGAAGTGCCCGAGCACATCAAGCAAGCTGAGATGGACGAGACCAGCAAGGTGCTGATGGGTA